ATACCCCTCTTTATTATACAAAACGAAGTCCAAAAGATGCCTTTTAGCTAACTCCGCTCTCGGATTTGATTTTAGCAAGAGTTCGTAGGTGCTCATCTGTTAGGTTGGTTAAGTCAATAGGAGGTGTTAATTTCTCTCCGTTGGTTGTAACATCTGTATGTGTCATGCTTAACATCTTCCTTTCGTCATCTGTACATATCAGCTTCATTAGTGCCATTTGCAAAGCAGGAGCGTTTGATTTGTACCATTTTGAACGCATCGATACCTTTAGTTCGGTTCGATTAGTTTCGAGTAAATCTTTTAGTTCGTTGTATTCGTTGCAATTAACTTCAAAAAATCTGTAAAACGTAGTTTTATCGCAAGGCAAAAAAGCCACAATATCCTCAATGAAGAACAGTTTATTTTTAACTATTGCCTCCTTTGCTTGTTCAAATATTTTATTTTTATCGTATGCCATTTTTATAAGGCTTTAGAGCGTGGAGGTGGTTATAAACCCCATCTTTGTACTGGAAGCACAACGCTTTTTATTTAAGCTACCCACGCATATACTATTTTGCAAATTTAATCTTTTTCTTTACGTTCTGCTATTGTTATTTTTTCTCCCTTATACATCCCTGCTCCCATTTCATCTATTTTGCTAAATGGTAATATTGGAACGGTTATTTTGCAGTTTTTGTCGATTAAGTAAATGTAACGGAGTTGAAATCCGTTTACCTTTTCCCAATTTTTAAAATCATATTCATTACCATTGTGAAATGCTGTTATTTTATGCTCAACTTTTTTGTTAATAGGATTTATAGCTAATTGTGAATTTTCTTTAATCCCTGTTAATATAAATCCGCTTGCCCTGTATATTGTACCATCTCCGCATTGCGTACTGTCTGCAAAAGATATAATCCATTTTATTTGTGGTGCATTTTTTTTTAAAAGTTTAATAGATATCGCAATACATCTGCTTTCTGAATACTTTGGCAAATAATCATCAAATACCATTCTGTTTAGTTCTATAAATTCATTCCAACCTGTATTTTTTACTATCGGTTGTATTAAATCTTTTCTCATACTACCACCATAACTCATAACACCATGCAATTTGTCATCCAAAAAACAACCAAAATGCAGAGTACTATTTGGCACAACCTTACCGCTATAATGATGTTTCTTTACAAACTCATTGGCAATTTTACTCGGTATTACTTTAACTATGATTTCCTTTGCTCTGCCCATTGCATTATAATTAAATAAAGTGCATTTCCGTTGCTGTTTTCGTTGCCCATTGTTTCAGCATATTTATATTCCTCTGTTGCTTTGATATCTGCTATTGCATTTTTAATTTGCTCCGCCTGTTCGTCTGCTAATGTAAAAGTCATTTGTTGAAATGGTGCTTTATCTCCTTTAGGTAAACTAAAATCAGTTCCCAAATCATCGCTATCTAAATCAAAACCAACTAAATCCAATCCCCACGCTTCTAACTGCTCACTATCCCATTCATTCGCTAACACTTCCCAATCCCACTCGCCACCACTTACATTGTCTTTTATTAAAAACTCCTTTTGCTGTTCTTCGGTTAGGTTATCTGCAATGATTACTGGAACCTCTTTTATTCCAGCCTCTTTACAAGCCTTGTATCTCATATTTCCACCGAGTATAATCATGTCGGTATTTACTACTATTGGTCTAATTTCAAGCATTTGAGGAAAATCGACAATAGATTGCACAAGCTTTTTAAACTTATCATCTTTAATAAGTCTTGGGTTGTTAGGATTGAGCTTTATTTGCTCTATTTTAACCGATTTTATTTCGCCCATTTCAATAAATTATATCAACAATTCCACAAGGACTAATGATAAACGTATCAGTTTCATTCGTTTCGTTTCGCTTCATTTGGTAAGTTCCGGTAAGCAAATTTACTCTTACCCAGGCATTTTTATTCACGAAGTAATCGCGGTTCACTTTGTTTCCGGTAATGGTAACTTGGCCGTATTTGTCGCTGTAGATTTCTACAGTACCGTAAACCGATCCGCAATGTTTTTCTTTTGAGCAACTAGCAAACAGAAATAGTGCTAGTAAAATGGGTGTGATTTTTTTCATGGTTTTCGTTTTATTTCAAAATTACAAAAAATAATCTTTCACTCAAATATTATTGCCATATCGCAAATTTACTCAAATTGAATAAATATTCCACAAAAAGCGAAAAATTGTTTCACATTGCTGTTTTCTTTCCCATTTCTTTCTATTTTATTGGTTGTTAATGTTTAAAAATCTCAATATGTTATTCGTTTCAATCGGTATTAACTCAACCGATTCGTTTACTTTTGACTTTGCAATGAAGTCTTTACCAATCCACCAACCGATACTACCACCATTTAATACACATTTCAGAAATCTTCCAGTTCGAGTGTTCACTACTTTTCTGCATGGCGTCATTTTGTAGTAAGTAGCCTTTTTGAATTGGTACTTCAAATCGTATTTTATTGAAACTGTGTGCATTTTGCTTTGGTTTTGTTTCGGTTAGCCGGTAGTTATACGCAAGGGCTACCATAGCGTTAATTGAGCCTTATGCGTTTCTAATCGTTTGCAAGCATTATCGAAATACTCCTTATCAACTTCATAAGCTGTTAAGTCATATCCCATATCCCAGCAGGCAATGGCAATGCTTCCACTTCCTAAATGGGTGTCAAGGATTTTGCTTCCCTTTTCTGCATAGTTTTCAAGTATCCATTTGTATAAGGCAACAGGCTTTTGTGTCGGGTGTATTCTATCTTCCTTATTTGCCATATTTTGTTGGAACATACCTTTCCACATCCAAGTAAATTTTCTTACTGCTTTGTCAAATGAAGTCCAAGCAAGTTCGGCATCAGCATATAAATTATCGCCTGTTACCTTATCCCATATTAGCCAACAACTGCTATTGGGTAATAATGAAGCAAAATAATTGCCACCCCACACAATTTGATTTTTTGAAACCCGCCTTAACTCATCAAAGTAAATTTTATCAGGCACACAATTATCCCAATCCTTTGCGGTGTATTTAGTGCCACTTACAGCCATACTTTTGCCTGTTTGCTTTCCTTGCCTAATAAAATTTTTACTACTTGCTCCAATACCATAAGGCGGGTCAACTATTGCTAAATCAAATTGATTGTCTGCCATTGCCTTTAATGCTTGCAAACAGTCTTCGTTGTAAATTGAAATTCGTGCCTTTTCAACCGCCCCAGCGTATAACACGGGTTTTGCGTCATTGGGGCTTTGGTTTTTCAAATCAAGTTCTGTCATAAATTCAAGTTTTGTTTTTCAAATGAGCTTTAGTGCTGGAAATCCCCAACGAACGCAAAGCCCGAAACCGTTATGCGTCACCTTGCAGACGCTCCAAAACATAATCCTTTACTATTTTTTTAATCGGTTCGACAAATTCGACACGAACACGGAATGCAATAGTTTTAGTTTCATAATCTGCTTTTTTACGACCAGAGAAGGGGCGTTTACCCCCTCTCATTTCTTTTTTCATTTTAGGCTTCATCGAACATTGAAATATAATTTTTAACTGCTTTTTCAAAAACTTCTGATTTCATATACTCAATCAATTCGTTTGCGTTTGTATGTCCTTTTTCAATTGCATCCATAATTACCATTTGAATTGCAGTTTGTGTTTTTGTTTCGTTGCTTAAATTTTTCATTTTTTTATTTTTTAGTGATATGCTTAATTGCTTATCGAGTACAAATATAGTCCTTATTTTGATAACTGTAAACTTTTTTCAAAGTATTTTTGATTTATTTTTAAAATAGTTTCTAACTAACTGAAAATCAACAGGAAAAAATAAGGCGAACGCATAACATTGCATTGGCAAAAAAGGGGCGGACGAATGTTATTGAGCTTTTGTTTATTAATTTAACTTTTGTACTATCATTGAGCGAAGTGCTATAAAGCCCCTTCTTCGCCAATGCTTCAACGTTATGGGCAATACTACGAACCGACAAACAAAGACGGCTGACGTAATATATTTTGTACCCTATCATTTGACATTTTAGCGTGTTTTTCGTTTATTTCAAATCCTATAAAGTTTCTAT